AGAAGAACCTGGAGCAAAATAGTTTACAGCTCCTCTACCTTTTCTGTATTTACCTGATTCTATTTCTCCAACAATGTTTGTTTCTGTAAACACTGCATCTTCCATAGCAATAGTTCCAAGTATGTTAATCTTTGCCATGTTCGCCATAAGTCCTGTAATGTGTTGAAACTGACTTTGCATTTGGTCAAACGAATAACGTTTAGCTACAACAAAACATGGTCCTGACGAAAGCATATTTGGTATAAAATCTATAATCTTATTATTTTCAGGTAGGAAAATATACGTACCTTCACTATCTCTGTACTCTACAACGACTTTTCCTTGACCAGTTGAGTTAGCCCAACTACCTTGTCTTTCAGTTGTTTCTATTAATATTGAGTAAGCACTTTCTTGTGCTTTTTCATTTTGTGCATAAATATATTGTTTAGCTTCAGGATATTGTTCAGCAAGTATTCCATGAGGTACTCGTCTAATAATTCCTAATTCATTAGGTTGTTGGTCATTACCAAAGTTACCTGGATAACAATTAAAAGAATCTTGTAACTCTGCATACGGATATGCGTTACCATTTCTATCTCTTCTATGTGTTAGTGTCCAAACTACAAAACCATAACCTGGAAGCCATCTTGCAGCTTGTGGTAGTTGTTTGTGTAAAGAACTAAATTTATCGTATGACGCAACAATACGTTCTACTTTTTCTGATTTCTTTTTAGCACGTTGTGAATCATTATCATTAAGTAAATCTACTTTGAGGTCAGGCGCTCTGCCTAGTTTTTGTGCAAAACGTTCTAGTGCAGTTAAAAATAAGTTAGGTGCAGGTAACTGGTTGTACTCAACATTCATCTTGTCACCAAGTAATGCTTTTACAGCAGCTTCGCCACCATTCATAATGTCACGAATCCTAGACCTGTCTATCATCCCCTCTTGATTTATAGCTCTAAGGTAATCAATTTTTTGTCCTATTTGTTCGCTATTTAAAGGCATCTATCTCCAATTATCTATATCCATGTTACTAGGTTCGTACCCTGAAAAGCTAGGGTTATAATCATATCCTAGTTCAGCAAAACGTTCCTTTTGCATACGTCTAATTGCTCTCATTGGAAACCAACTAGCCATAACAATATCAGTCTTAGTACCTACGCTTTTACTTCTGTTTTTTGCAGAACTAAAATATACTAACTGACTCGTATATAAGTTTACCTTTTCTTGCGCTTCAAAGCTGAGATATGGCAAAGAAATTTTCTTTTCTTGAAACATTGGTCGCATAGCTGTAACACCATACATTGGGTCAAATTTATTTTTAAATGTTTCGTGTCCTTCTAAAAATATACCATGACCTGATGCAAACTCTCTAATACTTTTATCTTGTCGTATTGCTTTTTGAAAACCGTTTTCCTCTATAACCCAATGTGATAAATTGTATTTCATCCACCATCTTTTTATCACTTCTAGTGCTACAGGAATACCGCCACCTAAGCTGTTATCCATATCGACCATGTGTAATTTATTTTCTGCAGCATCATAAGCCCATAGAAATGCAGCTTGATAACCTGTAGAAGCAGGGTCTAATCCTGCTATAAGTCTTGTTCCTTGTGGTACGTGTCCTATATCTCTTTTTTGGTCACGACATTCCTCTATCTCTACTCTGTCAAACAAAGATAATCCGTCAGGCATTGCAACGTTTAGATAAACCATTTCGTATATAGCTCTACCACCAGTTGTTTCTGCTGCTCGTTTTCTATCCATTAACCATTTGTATGTACGTTTACCTTTCCATAACATACAATCCACATGGTCATCTTCATTCCAATCAGGTAGGGTACAAGCAGTATCGTGTGCTTCTTCTACAGTTGTCGTCCAACTTTCGTTTTCTAAAAGATGTGAATATAAATCGTCATAGTGTTGTCGTGAACCAATTACTACCATTGCAGTATGTTCCTCTTTACGACTAGAAAGTGTTGTGGTCCACCAACTTCTTGTGTTCTCTCTTGATGAAGGTTGCATTGTAGATGTGTGGTCCTCAATGTCATCAGCAATAATTATGTCACAGTCACGTGATAAAATCTTACCACCTCTACCAATACCAACCATAGTCGGACTTTTAATTCCTGTAACCGTTCTTGTTCCTACAGTAAAACCACTTTGTGACCAGGACTTACCAGTACGTGATGTAGGTTTAAATTTTGCTCCAGGTCCACATATCTCTTCTATTAATAATTCGTTACTTTCAAGTTGGTCAAGTACAGAACCTATAGCGTTCTTTGCAATCTCTTCGTTACCACCTACCCATAAAATACGTATGTTAGGATTTTTACAAATAAGCCATACAGCAAAGTGAATTAACAAGTCTGTCTTACCATGACGTGGTGGTGACAATATCATATGCTGTCCACCATTATCTATAGCATCCATAATAGATTGAATCCATCTCTTGTGATAATCTGCTGTTTCGTAAGGTATACCTTGTTCTGTTTCAAAGTAACGTTGTCTAAAGTCATCAAAATCTTCTAAAGACTTTTGTGCTACTTGTGGCAATGCCCACTTGTCTTGGTCTTGTTTAGTTTTTAAATCTTCTACATAAGCAGAGTAAGCCATTGATACTGCACCTTGTGTTGTGCCTATAATTTCTGCAACTTCGTGCATAGTTATTTTTTCTGTATGTATATCTGCTGCTAAACCTGATTCGACAATGTCTTGATAGACTTGTCCTCTACGAGATTGTACGTTAGTTTTTTTACTAGGTATTTCTAAAACATCATCAATTTGTGACCACTCTTTACCTGCTTTTTTAGCACGTTTCTTTTGCATATTAATTCTGTTGTAGCAACGTTGACTACAATATTTTTTTGCTCTAGGTGGTAGAGGTCTGTGACAACCTGCAGCGTAACATAGTTTTTTATCTGTCATACTTATCGCATTCTTTATTCTTACATTTCATGTCGTCCTTTGGTAGCAACACCTCTCCACACCTTGGACAGGGGATTGTAATACTCAATTATTTTTTCTTACGTGTTGTTTTCTTTTTTTTAGGAAATCCTGCTTTCATATTTGCATATGCTTTAGGACTTATTGTAGATTTCTTTTTAGACCTACTTGTTCCTGCTTTTTTTCTTTTGTTCATATTGTGATATAAACCTTTTTTAGCTGCCATCTACGACACCTTTCCATTTTGCGCACCATGCAAATGATTGCACTGTTGCCTTCCATAATGTACAGTAACCTGCAGGTTCATAGAAACTACAGTTACTACATTTCTGATTAGCTTTAGGTGCTAGTTGATACTTCTTAGGTAGTTTACTAGATAATTGTTGTTTGTTGTTAATTACCATGCTTTGCAAGACCAGTACCTTGCTGTGGTTTTGTCAGTCGCCGTACTGCATTTATGTCTTGCACGGAAACTCTTACGAGCTGCCGCATTACCTTTTCGTATTTTCATGTTTGGGTCACCAAACATTACCTTAACTACTCTGTCACCCTTTTGGACATACACTTTAGATTTCTTTCTACCATACCCAGGTTCACCCTTGCCTATTGCAGAAGGCGAATTTAAAGATACTGACTTACCTTGGTATGTAGCCATTAGTAACCTTTTTTCTTTTTCTTTCCTTTAGAAACTTTTTTCTTTTTTACTTTATATTTCATAGTGTTACTATATCACAAAACCCCGCCGAAGCGAGGTTCTGTCGTACAGTTGTCCAAACTGTTATGAAAAATATAACAATCCACAAAAACATTCCTTCTACCACACGTACACCAAGTACTGTTATTTAGATGAATTGCCTTTCTTTCTTATTATAAATAGAAGCGTATCCTCATACGCTGCCCCTGGATTTTCCAGGTATATTCATTGTATCTATTGTTGTAATTTAAGGAGGGAGAAAAAAATTTTTATTTACTGATAACGACTCCCTCACTTGCGTGAGGGTGGGTCGTTCAATCAGAAAGGAGGGCAAATGAATAAATCATAAAACCCATAATAACTATATCATATAGCCCTGAAATAGGGAAACTTGTAATTAATTAATTTATGTGATACAGTTAACAAACAATCAGAGAGTTCTTCCTGCTTTTAGAAAAGGATTCTTGTTCAATACGTATACTACCGTGGACTAGCAGGACCATTCTAACTGGGGTCAAAGCCCATTACTTCATATATTACAATAAGTCATTAAATGGTTTGTTATCGGTTTGGGAGGGATGACACAGGGTTAGCTATGTTTACTATATTAATTAATTAACCTTAATTTAAAAAAAACCTTTCCTTTACTAGCAGTACGGTACACCACTATATGTTGTACCACTACATCTTGTACCACACTTAACAGCATATTCTAAGCGTATATTACATATATATAGAGCGCCCCCCACGTTAAACCCCCCTATGTGAAAGCCCACAAATATCCCTGTTTCCTGACATAGACATAATCTATATTGCTAGACATACTATATATTGTGTGTGTATCTGTAGAACATACTACATGATGTGTACCTTGTTTGATTGAATACTAGGTATGGTTGGTTAACTTATACTATTGGTTGAAGGTTGGTTATTATCCTGGACTTGCGAAGGTGTGATGCACTGCAAGTAAAAGAAAAGTCGCCTGACGAATGGCGACCTTCTTTGATTTGTTTCTGTTAGGTTATTGTTACAAAGTAATCAATCCTATTTTCATCTTGAAGTTATCGTGCCTGTGTTCCTCTATATCTTTGCATAACTCCTGTATCTTTATTTGTTTTTCACATATCTTTATATTGTTATCAACGTGTTCTATTTTCTGCATAAGATACTTAATTGTTTTACTGTCACTTGATTGTACAATCCTATCTAAATAAGATTTACGTTCTTTCTTATACTTTGCTCTTTGCTCCTCATAGGATTTTGTAACAAATTTAATATCACGTTTAGCTTTGGCTAGTCGCTCATCTCTATCTGCTACTGTTTGTTCTTGTTTCATTGTCATTAACTTACCCTAATTTCTTTTATCATGTTATCAATTTCTATATAGTTTACTTTTCTATCGTTAAACTTTACGCCATCACCTGTTTGAGTAACGCCAAAATCCATTGCACGTAAACAGAAATCCCTGTAATTTTTAACAGTTTCATCATTAGCCAATGCGTACATTAATTCATTGTTATTTATCCATAGTGAAACATTCCATGTTTCATAATTAGCCCACCCATTATATTTGTTTTCTTTTGCGTGTTCTTTTTGGTCTACGCATTTAATATCTTGATTGGTTTTTACTTTGCCTTTAGTCATTTGTTTAACCTTTCCTTTGTTACTACTAAGATAGCACTAATATAATTATATGCAACACTTGTTTACAATTAATTTATAACCTGCTACCCTGACCTACGGAAAGGAAACTATGTATAAGATTAAAAATTCTATCATACAAAAATACTGTTGGTATATGGTGCGATTAGAAATAAGAAACCCAAGGAAATATAAACTGATACATAATTTTATGTACAAAACAAAAGTTATATGGAGAAAAATAAATGGATAAGTGGGAAATATATTTTTGGTTGCTCGTGCCTGTCTACATTGTAGGCGCATTAACTATAAGTAATTGGTTAGCAAGTCTTTTAGATTTTAGATACAGATTACTTAAAGAAAAAATAATTAGAAAGAAAGGAAAGAGCAATGCCTAAATTAAAAGTAAGTTTCGAATTTGATGTTGATTTTGAATGTCAAGAGGAAAATATAAAAGACGAAGTAACAATGTGGTGGAGCGAATGCACAGATGTGCCAGACTACACCATTACAGAAATAGAGGAGAAAGAAACATTATAAAAAGACAACATATAATTACAAGTATGTTAGATTAATTATAAGCTACCGATAAAGAAACTTATTGGATAAGTTGGTAGCTTGTAGCACATTGATATGTAAACATACCTCTTGACGAAGTTGGTTGTATTTGTGTGTTACAAGCTATTAATATAGCAAGACTAACCGAAGTCTATAACTCATATCGGTTGCTTGACAGAAGTGTGTCATACCTAGACAAGTATCAAAAGGTCTAATAAAAACTAGCTATTAAGTAAGAACGTATTTTTAAATGCCCTTTGTTATACGTTACCGAAAGATAGCTAGTTTTTTTTGTACATATATATTTACAGTATGCTACAATACATATTGACAGAAAGGAAAATATGTCAAAAGAAATAAATGATATAGACAACCATTGGTATATTGATGAACAGTTTGATAGTCGTGGAATTGACAACGAGATTTCACAACTAGAATTTAATAACCAATACACGTTTAATCAAGTAAAAGTAAATACTAAAGCAGACATAACGTTTGTAGGCGATAGTGTTTTAGATTGTAAATACTATACAGGCACAGGATTAGGAACTGTTGACTATGTATTAGAACAATTACCCAAGCACATAAAAGACACAGCACATAAACGTGTTAATGATATTAGTCTTGACGGTTACACAATTTATGATTGCATAAAAGATGTAAACAAAGTGCATGGCGATACTGTTGTTGTAAGCGCAGGTGGTAACGACTTGTTAGCAAAACTACCAATGCTTGAAGTTAGTAAGGATATGAACGTTGTTATGAATGTAATGAACAACGAACTAAACAAACTATCACTAGCATACGAAACATTGCTACATGAAAGTAAGAAACATGGTAGGAACTTCCTATTACTTACAACTTATGATGGTAACCTAGCGTTTAATCCCCAACGTTTCGCAGGTGTAGATGAGATTGCAAAAGCAATTCTATCTATGTGGAACGAGAGATTATACAGATTAGCTAACGACCAACAACGCAGGAACAATGGACAGAACTTTGATGTCTTAGAACTACGTAACTTCATGGCAACTACTTGTTACTACAACGAGATAGAGCCAAACAAACGTGGAGCAAAACGTATAGCTAAGAACATTAATAAGTATCTATTTGATAATGGTGTGTGGTAATGAATGACACACCATTACTACTTGCAATACACGAGCTTAACGTATGGTTAAGTGACCTTAATGAGTTTAAGACACAACTCATAGACAAAGATGTTGATGACACATTGAACAGAGAAATTGAAACCTTAGAGGGAGCAATAACAATTTGTAGGAAACATACTAACTACGACAAACCAATAAACAAAGGAGGCGAAAGTGAGTAAGGAATTAGAAAAAAGAATTGCAATGTTAGAGGACAAAGTCAAGATGTTAGGAGCTGTGCAAAACGGATTAGTTGATTGCCTAACACAAGATAATGAGGAGCTACAGGGTTCTATAATGGCTTCAATGTTTTCTATTGATAGCATTCGTAAAGAGTTTACAGAGTACGTAAACAAAGATGCAGATGATGACACTAAAGCATTTATGATGTACGTAAATGAGTTAGTTATTGATATGGATAAGGGTGTTGCATAACAATGCCCTATCTATATAGTAATCCAATCCTTGTTAAGACACCACCTTGCATTAGTTGTGAGAACATTGGAATTGTAAAGGTAGATGAGAAAGATTGGATAGAATACACACAGACACCAAGAAATCAACGTAGATTTATACAAGATATATTTTTCTACAAAAATAAAGCAGACAGAGAACAGATTATGACAGGCACACACGCAAAGTGTTTTCAGGAAATGTTTAAGGAGGAGGAGTAAATGGATTACAAATACTTTAGAGGACAAGCAGTACCAAGTTTTAATGGTAAGCAAAGACCATTAGTAGAGTGGTTACTTAAAACTGCAAGAGCAAGTGATGACAAAAAGATAAGCACAAGTGAGTTTGTTTATGACTTTGGTATACCAAGAATATCAGCAGTCATCTTTAATTTAAGGCAAGACTTGTGGGATATTAAAACAATTAAGGTTGGTAAGAAACACTACCATGAATTAGTTGATACCTATGATGAAAAGAAAGTGCAGTGGGAATTAAATTTGGTAACAAATGCCCCTTAAATCTGTTTACTTTCAAGGTAGAATAATACCATGCTTCATGTGTGGTGGAATATCGGTTTATATAAGAACATTAATAAATAAATATACTCGTGGTTTATGTGATGAATGTGGCTACGAAAGAGAGGACGATTATAATGGACAAATGGATTAGCGTTACAACTTCTTTGTTAGATGAGGAAGAACGCTTGAACGAACAGACAAAAGTTTTTAGGAGAACTAGAGCTGTAACTATGAAAGAGATGAGCAAGGAACTATCAATACAAAAGATAGCAAACCTATTTAAAGTATCAAGACAAAGAGTTTATAAGATACTAGAGAGCGAGGACAACAATGCCTAACTTTAATTTAGAAAACTACGAAACAGTAGAGGAAAGACTTAAACAATATTGGAAAGATAATCCAAGTGGGAAAATAGAAACCAATGTTGTACACATTACTGATGATGGTACTTGTGTGACTATTAAAGCAGAAGTGTTTGTTAATACTGATGACCAATACAAATGTATAGCAACAGGGATAGCACAAGAAACTAAAGGACAAGGTGGCTTCGCTAACAAAGATGCATGGGTAGAGAACTGTGAAACAAGTGCGATAGGTAGAGCGTTAGCTAATTGGAACTATCAAGGGAGCAAAGCACCAAGACCAAGCAGACAAGAGATGTCTAAGGTAGGTAACAACGAGGACAAAGTTAAAGTTACTAAGGTTGATATGCGTAAGAAAGAAAATCAAATGACTGATGAGCAAAAGAATCTTATTAAAGAGATAGCTGATGATGTTGTATCTAAACCTAAGACAGATAAATCTGTTGCACAACAACTGAAAGTTGTAATGACAGGGATAGAAAGTAACCCACAAAAACGTGTTGACTTTCAACGAGAGGCATACACACAATCTATTTCTGAGCATAAGTTACCCGAAGAAGTAGAGGATTGGGATAACGAACAGATGAGTACTTTCTTAAATGTGTTTGAAAAGATTGCAACGTCAACTGATACAGATGCAGGTTTAATAACTGAAGTGTTTGGTGAAGTCCAGGACAACACACGTAATTGCCCTGAATGTAATAGTGCAGAATGGATAGAGGATAACCGTAGCAAAAAGCAAGAGGACACAAAGTACGCAAACATTCCTAGTTGGACTTGTAGCGACTACAAAGAAAAGAATGGTTGTGGTTGGAAAGCATGGGGAGATACAGATTGTCCAAGCGAGTGGTTGTAATGTCTGATAGTGAATTAGAAAACACTAACATAAATGTAAAAGGTTTAGTTGAACGATTGCAAATTAGGTTTCCTAACCATGACTTCACTAAATCTGCACCGTTAGATACTAAATGTAAGAAAAGTTTTGATGGTTCATGTCCTATTGAAAAACATTTAACTTACGCAACGGATATGGATAATAACGATTTTTGTATCAAGCGTATTAAGATACGAGATGACAACAATCCATACTTGCATAAAGAAATAGTATGTAATGCAATCTTACGTACAGCAGAGCAAAAAAGATTAGCAGAGAAAGGCGGCTTCTAATGGCTAATATATTTGATGAACCTAAAGAACTAAAGAAGTGGGCTATTAAATTAGCTAATGCATGTGGAGGACAACGAGTAGAAAAAACTTTAGTAATGACTAAGGTAAATCCACAACGTGTATCAGAGTTAATGGATGAATTTGTTAATGACCACAACGAGAACACAATTAAGATTGCTAAACAAATGGAAGAAGAGTAATGGGTAAAGAAGATTACGATAAACTTATTGCAAGACTAGAAAAAATTTCACAACAATATCCAAAAAAAGGATTAGCTGGTGGAATGCCTACTGATAAAGAAGAAGAATAATGTATAGACCTTTACCTAATTACCTTACTATTAAACCCAGTAAGGTAGAGGGTTTAGGTTTGTTCACGTTAAAAGAGATACCTGCTTATGAAAGATTAGGTATGACACACGTACAATGGTTTGGAGAACCTAATAATTTATTAAGAACACCACTCGGTGGCTTCATTAACCATAGCGATACACCTAACTGTGAGATTATGGGTAAGGTTAAAAGATATTTATTTACAAAAGAGGATATAGAAGCAGGTACAGAGCTTACAGTTAAATACAATATGTATTCTGTTTAACTTATAATATCTTTAAGTTATCCCAACCTTTTTTATTTACTGTTAAAGATAAGACACCAGGGTGTGACCACATACCTGTCCTAGCAGTAAAGTCAATGCTTTTATCTAAACTTGGCGACTGAAACCAAGTACGATTACCTTGTTGCTTACTACGAAAATGATGGTAGTGACCTGTGACTAACAACTCTACATCTTTCATAGGTAGATGACCATACATCTGTCCTTTCCACCAATTCTCAATTTTATTTTCAGGATTAGAACCACCACCACTCATATGTCCATGTGTCATACCAACATTTATACCTTTTATTTTCAGGACTTGATGAAAACCATCAGGTATTTCTACCTTTACTTTCTTATATCTTTTAGTGTTAGCGTTCATAATCTCCTGGCAAATCTGTAAGTGCATTGTGTCTGAGTTATCTAATCTAGATGTAGCAACTTGACCTTTACTTGTCCTTGACATTTCACCATGATTACCTGGTACTCCTGCAAGTGTAAGAGAGTCAGCTAAAGGTAGAAAGGTATCAATAGTTTTCATTATCATGGACCTAGCTAATGCGTATTGTTCAATTAAGGAGAGAGAAACATTGTGTGGTTGGCTCTCGTAAAAAAATGGTGTACAGTTTTCCGTGAGGTCACCTAATCCTATCATATATACCTCATTAATATTGACACCAAGTTTACGTAAGTCTTTAATTCTATTGACTGCATCTTGCAACGCTATGTCATAACGTTTAATTGTATTCTCAACTCCGTAATCTTTTTTTCCAAGTTGCCAATCTGCCATAAAGAATAAGAAAGCAGTGTCACCACCGTGTGTTTTAGGTTTTAATGGGGGTTTTTTCTTAGCTTGTTTAAATAATTCTTGAAAATACTTGTCATGTCCAGGACTTTTTTTCCGTACAACGCCTTTAAATGCGTAAAATGTTTCAACATCTCCACCTTTTAGCTGTGTATTCCATGATGATGCACGAACAGAACCCTCTATCATGTATAAATTGGGGTCGAATCCCCAGTTACGTAGGATTTCATCAAACTTATTACGGTAATTTGGGTCAGTACCTACGTGAGTAATCTCTCCGACACCTGTTTGTTCGTTGACTTCAAGTCCAGGTTGCCATCCTGATTTGTAAAAGTTATTACCCCACTCTTTGGGGATAGGTTTTTTACGTGTAATACTATCTCCTGTCAATATAAGTATACAGGATAAAGTACCTTAATGTACTATTTAGATATTTTTATTTGCTTACAGATGAAACAGTTATTTGTTTCTTTGCATATGTCTTGATTACTGCAAGTGCAGCACCACCACCTGCTAATGCAGCTAACTGAAGTACTTCAGCGTCTACACCAACTAAAGGAGCAACTGTTAAAGCACCAATAAATGCTTCGACAAATGTCCAGGAGGTTCTTTCAATCATATCTTTGAGTTGTTCACTCATTTTATAACTCCATGCTTCGTTCCATGGCGTCCACACTACATCCTTTTTGAATGTACCATCAGAATTTCTTTTTCTTTTAAATCTTTTAAACATTAGCTTATTATTCTACCCTTAATCTTAGCATTTAATGCTATAACACCACCATTAATCTCTTGTAATTTTTCATATACACTATCAGCTAAAATCATGTGGTCTTTTGCTTTGTTATCTACTGGTTTATCCTCCAATAACTTACTTATATTTAAGTATTCTATAGATACTTTCTTACCTTGTAGCAACTGACCTGCAACTTTTGCATACATTTTCTTGTAAGCTACAGTACTTGAACCTATAAATCCATCTTTAGAT